CTACCCATGTCTACTTCATAAGTAGGTGTGGAAGGAGTACAATAAATGTCTACCTCAGTTATTATACCTATTTTACCTAATTCATATTTTTCAATCCACAAGGTACTAATAATACGTACTCTGTCACCTACTTTAAACATATTTAAAATTCCTCTGGTAAATCACAAAATGTTGTATATTCACCTATGAAAGCACAATTAACAACACTTGTTTTACCTCTACGACATTTAGGTATTATTAATTCTACTTCCCCATCATCCTCTGCATTAGCATCATACTGTTTTGCAGAATAACTGGGTCTGTGAATTAGTATAACAATAGAAGCATCTTGTTCCATTGCACCACTTTCTCTTAGGTCTATCAAACGAGGACGACCAGATTCTCTATATTCTACATTTCTATTAAGCTGTGATAATGCTATAACAGGTATATTATACTCCATTCCTATGCGTTTAAGCTCTCTGCTTATTTCAGTTATCTCTAATTGTCTACTTTCAACTGGTTTACAAAGTGTCATAAGCTGTAAATAATCAACTATCAAAACTGATACAGGTTCCACTTTTAACATCACATCTAAGTTAAGTCTTATAGTATCTGGCGTAATATTTGTATCATCTTGTACTTTAATTTTATAGCTAAGTAAATCGTTACATGTTTTATCAAATTTATCGACTTGGCTTTGAGTTGCAAGGTTTTTCTTAATATCTTCATAACACACGTGTGACAAAGTACTACTCATGTAAGCATATACTTCCCAACATTTCATTTCCATAGTACATAAAAACCCTACTCCATGGTCTTTATCCGGCATACTATTGTGTAATAATATATTACGTGCTAAAGATGATTTTCCAAGTCCCGGCCTGCCTGCTATTATAGATAAGTCACCTTTAGTAAACCCAGTAATACTATTATCAAGAGCTTCTATACCAGAAGATATACCTTCAAATGGCTTGTTAAGCTCTGCACGTGCTTCTTTCATGTCATATCTAAAATCATATAATGGCATACCTACTCCTAAAACGCAATATCTTCATTTAAACATAAAATGCAATTGTCTACTGATAGGTTTTGCTTTTCTACAATGAATGGTGCTTGTTATCCAATAATCTCTATTAGTACTATGATATTTTTTAACCATAAGATATAATACTTCATCACAAAATTTAATTTCTATTTGGTCAGATCTCAAACGGGTTATTATAGCCTCCCTACTAAACCCTTGTTTAAAACAGGTATTTAAAAACCTTGACGGGCCATGGTATGTAATTCGTTGTCCTACTGTTAACATAGTAACCTCTACTTAAATTGAAAATGTAATTGTTTTGATAGTGCACATCTCTTAAAATACTTAACAGGAAATGTCATTTGTGCACAAGAATTTTCATAATAACCTAAAGCCATTTCTGAATGTTTAAATTTTACTACGACATATCCATCGCGACTATCACGCATTACAGTAGCTATTTTACCGCTATCTGCATATGCTTCTTTTGAACGACCGGCAAAAGAGGTGATTGAAAATATAATCTTATCGCCTTTTTTAAAGCTCATTTTCTTTCTCCAAAAGTTTTTCCCTAACAGATTTACCTTTAGGCTTTGAAGTAGGATTATTTGTGTTAATGCGAGAGAACTTTTTATTCTTTTCAGTAAGTACCCAACGCTTAACTACCGCAGGCCAGAAAGCTACATTCTTCCAGCCCTTTCCTTCCCAAAATAATATACAATCTTCGACAATAAAATCTAAATTCTTATCCGATGTATACCAATTTTTAGAAAGAATATAATCCTTGATTACTTTGCGAACCTCTGAATCTGTATCGGGTTTATTCCACTTAGACATAAAGTTTACCTTTTATTAAAAGGAACCTTCAGTTTCAGGTTTAATAACTTCTGGTTTAGCATCTTTGATATAATGACCTTTTAAAACTTCGTTTAAACCCAATGCAATAAGTGGTAAGTCTTGCATCTTAAAGGTTTTACAACGTTTCCAGTTTTCACCATCTTTATATGACTTGTCAATGGTGACAGACTTAAACGTACCCTTCTTTGTTTCATTTTCCCAAATACTTAATTGGACTGCACCAACACGAACTGTACCAACCGGTTTATCGGCCATAGTTATTCCTTTCTACTTGATTAAATATATTCTAAGTTACCCACACGATAACTTATTTAAAAACTGTTATTTAAATTGAAAATATGTTTGACGAGAATGTACTTTATCTATTTCTTCAAAACAAAATACATATTTAAAATTTATAAATTGTACTTCATAATCCCACATGCCACTTCTTCCCTGTGCTATCCTATCATTGTTTAATATTCTGCCTATTTTTCCATGATACTTATCTGCATTTGTATTTACAACAATCATAGAACCTATAGGGTATTTCATATTACACCATAAATGTTTAATAAATATATTATAATAACAAAGGCACGTAGATACCCTACCCACGTACCTCTTTGGGTAACATACTAAGCTATATCCTTATTCGCTTGGTAAAACTTTAGTTCAGGTCGCCAATGTACTGACCTGCATTCTCTGGGTCCCAGAATTTGTCCTTGACTGCCGGAAGGTCTGTTACGTAACCGTTCGGGTAATCAGCATCATCGGTTTTTACGAGAACAACCTTTGTGCTGTTTCTGGCTTTACCAGTTACGGTGTTAATGAGCTTTGCGTGAAGGCTCCCGTTTGCCATGAGGATACGAGCGATTTGGTATCTTGCTCCCGAACTGTGTCTGAGACAGGAACCGACTGCGAATCTGCGTTCCGTCAAAGCGTTGATAAGATTTTGTAAACAAGCTGCTACGTTCTTCTGAGTTGTGTTGACATTGATTACTTTTCCACCGACATTGATTGTAGTCTTCATAATTTAACCTTTCAAAATGTTAATAACTTTTTCTACACTTGCTTGTTTTGTTGGGTATGTACCGAAACGTTCTATAACTAATTTGATAACATCAGAAGGGTTTACGTTTTCACCTGTTGAGTTTTTGTACCCATCTACGATAAGATTGAGCATTTTAACTTCTATACCTGTCGGTAGGTGAAGGTCTAAACTCTTTGATAGCTTATCCCAATCAGTTTGTTCCGGCGTAGTGATAGCACCACCACTACTAACCCCATTATAAACATAGTTGACGTATCTATCAGTTAAAGGAAATAACATATTTTCTGGCTCACACACATCCTCCATATCTAATTTATCAATTAACTTTTTTAAGATTGCTTGTTTAACAATACGTTTGTCTTTTGCGTTGAAACTTTCTATTTCTTCTTTTGTATAATTTGCCACACTACTACCCTTTCTTATTTAAACATAAAATGTAACTGTTTACTTATTGTATTTATTACTTCAAATCTACCGCGATACCAACCACCACTCAATGTATCTTTAATTTCCCAATTTATATATAAAAATACACCAGCTACTGCCTTCACAATACCCAATTTACCTGTTGACGGTTCATTCCCATGCCCACCTAATACAACCCTAACCTTGTCACCTATTTTAAATACCATTAGTATTATATCCTTTATATCAGTCAACATGCTGAGCATTAGTATACTATTACTAATTAAGTACTTTGTACCAACTTCACATACTGTGCACCACGTTTGCCATTATATATACACCACTATAAGTGAGCTAAAATGGGGGATAGTGACATACTCTTTTTTACTATTATTTTAATATTTTTAATATTTTTTGCAAATTTATCTAATGATTGTAACGTTTATATGTTTTATACTAATTATGGTCATAAGGGTCTCCACTTTCAGTTTTAGGCTCGCCCTCGTTGGTTAATCTTAATTCAGTAAATGTTTTGGTATATTTAATTTCGGTCTTTAATTTTTTATGGGCATTTCTTAAACTTTCTGTATTCTCATATTCCTTGAGATGACTCTTTTTAATTTGCTTTAATCGAGTTTTAATTGTCGATATACTCACCTTCAGTCTCTTAGCTATATTAGACATTGTGTAGTTTTGTGCCCATAATATTAATGTTTTTGTTTGTTTATCAGTTAACATATTATTCCTTTATTATCTTTTACTCAGAAACAAATAATGTTATTTTATCGTTTTCAATAATACTATCGTGGACATAATAATAGTCATAATCTTCTAAAAATCTGTTATGTACAGGAACTCTAATTTTAGACGTTTTATCTTTAATTTTATTCAATTCAATTAATAGTTGTTCTATTGTCATGTTATTCTCCTTTATTCGTAGGCATGTAAATTACGTAGGTTACACTGTTTATGTATTTTAAGTACAGTAGGTTCGTTAGTATCTACTGGATAAATATCTTTTATTAAAAGAGTTTTTTTACACGTAGAACAATAAAACATATCTTTTAGTGTAGCGGTATATCTTTTATGGACATATTGTGATGAAAGTGTTCTATTGTGTTTATTTGTAAAACTTAATGCTTGATTTAACAATTCTTTTGTTTTATCCTTTATAGTTTTATGGCATGTAGAACACATTAATAAATTATAATACCATTTTGAATTAAAAACCGGCTCAACTATTAAGTCTCCACAAACTTCACAATTTATATCGTAAGGTTTTCCTAAAGTCGCTGCTTCTTTATCCATTATATCAATACATGTAGGACAATGTAATTCGCCCTTATAAGTTCTTAAAATCATACCTTTTTTTAAGCCTGTATTACATTTAAAACAAGTATACCCAGTTGGACTTTGAATGTTATCATTTTTTGGTACTAATACATTATATCTTGTACCACATTCCCAACAGTATCGACTTCTATACTTATAGGAACATGTCCAACAGAAATATTCTTGGTCACCTTTTAGATAGGATTTATTATTCAATATCTTATCTCGAAGTATCTCAGTTCCTGAAAATATAGTTCCTTTATTTTCTACTGAGTATTCACTTATTATTTTATAACATTGCCAGCACACATTTTGTTTATTTAATACGTATATTGCAGTTTTCCTCATTTCATATCCGCAAGCATCGCATGGTATAGTTTGTGCTTTATGCGTTAAAAGAGTAGTAGTTACAGGGGTTGTAGCAGTTGTTGTAGTTGTTTTTACAAAAGATATTACTTTTGCCACAACTTTTTTATACCTATACGTTTCTGTACCTAATTTTCGTATTAATATGTTAGTAAAATTAATAGAATTGGATAAACCTTCTAAATCTATATATTCTTTGTCAGTATGCGGTTTAAAATATCCAGAAGATATATTTAAACAACATTTACCAACTCCTCTATCAAATAATCGCATAACATCAGTAACAGAACCACTTGCAGGTTTAAATTTATATTTGTCCTTTATTGGTTTTAGTATTTGTCTAAATTGTTTACTTGTAGTCTTATCACCCCCCAATTTTTGTATTAAATCATGATTTCCTTTACGGTCAAGCTGTAATAAGTATTGACAATCATCAAAGAATGAGAGATTAATGCCTCTTGAACCTACGCAACCACGTTCCTCTTTAGTAAAGAATACCACTTTTACAGCAGGTAATGTATATAAAAAATACATGCAGGCAAATATTCCACATTTATCATCCCCACCAATACCTGTTTTATTTTCACCATCTTTACCAAATATTTCATGTAATTTATTTTTATAATTAACTAAAGCTATTTTATTAACAAATTGGTGTACAGTATCCATATGAGCACAAATACATGGATAAGTAAGAGCTTTACCTTTTACTACTAAGATATTACCAGTAGAGTCTATAGAGTATGGTAAGTTTAGCCCATCTAAAAACTTTATTATATGTAATATCATTAATGTCTCATTGCTTGAATGACTTTGTATTCTAAGCAAATTGAATAATGTATTTCTCCATTTTCCTTTAGACGTTAATTTCATCGGATTTCTCTTTCTTTTTATTATCAAATAAATTTAATTGATGTTTATGTGTTTTAATAACATAATCTTTTGGATAAAATTTACGATTATACCGTTTAATACATTCTGCATTTTTTGAAGTAGCCAGTATAAGTGTACCATCATATAATGTATATGAATTCCCTACATCATCTTTAGTACCATAATGAGGAGTATATACTATATATTCATGGCTTTCGTCCCAACTAAGATTATAAAATATTAAAGTAACGTCTTTTGGAACCATTTTAGTTTGTTTTGTATAAGTTCTTTCTTTTATTGCTAAATCATCTACAGAACTCAAAGAAAAAGTTTCATTAAATATATCATAGTTTATATTACATTGACCAACAGTATAAAATTTTCTTTTATATTGTTGTATATTTGGGTCTTTTTTATGGTATTTTTTATCGCCAATATTAATAACATATTTTTTGTGTGATAATTCAGTCTTTTTATAAGTAGATAGTGCTATAGCTGAAGCCTTTAACATAGTTTCTGATGTTAAGAAATCTGTTTTAACATCTTTGGATAACCCGAATCCGTCTAATGCTGTTTCGGTTATTTTATTATCTGCCTTAGAATAATATTTAGTGCCTATTTCTACTATATTAGTTTTTAATACATATCCATCATATTGTTTTACTTTAACACAATCCTTTTTAGATACCCAGCACCCACTTAAGGCTTCTTTTATTGAATTTTTATCAAGTTCTCGCTTATATCCATATTCAGATGTAGATGATAAATGTATATTGTCTAATAAAGAGCTTCTTTCACTTTTAATTTTTGGGTTTTTTAGTATTTTATACACATTTCCACAACCTAAAGAATTACCCGTCGTTACGCCTACTTTCCAAAACAAAGTTTTAAACGTATCAGTATATGGGCAATGAGTTATTTTAGTGAAATCAAGGTCTTTAATATAAAAACCGCTATAGGATTCTGTAATTACCCCTTTTTTTAGTACTCGTAAATTACTATTATATGTACCTGCGGGCAAAATTGTATTAAAGTAATCACGATAATAATCTCTCATACATTCTTTTGTATAATATATTCTATCTAAATAATTAAATGGTTTTCCTTTTGGGTATTCAATGCTATGTACATTATGCCATAACAAGGCTCTTGCCTGTATTTTTTTACCACTATTGCTTGTTACTACTACTATTTCACAGTTACACGCCTCATAAAACTGTAATGATTTTTGCATATCTTTTTTACGCATACAGCTATTATTAAGAGTACCACCACCAGTACCATAATTAGTATGTAAATAAGCATATTTTATTTTTGAAGCAGGCCATACCTCTAATTTATAGGTAGATTTTGGTAATCCTTCTTTTTTTGGTTCGTTAGGCATAATGTCCTCATATACATATGTATATATAATTTTATTAACCTTTTTGTTGCAATTGCTTTCTGTTCCACCCCATCCGATAACCGATTAAAGGAAAATGTTGAGGAAATACAACGGTAATATTATTGGCTCCACACCATTCTTTAGAGAAAATTTCTTCAACCACACCTACTGCTCCGGTAAGATAATTATATTGGCTATGTTCTACATATTTAACTACAACAATACTACCTTTTTGTAAAAACATAATTACCTCCGTATTAATAAGTTAAATAATAGCCTCGACCGGAATTGAACCGATGTTACCTGATTGAGAATCAGGCGTCCTATGTTACCCATTAGACGACGAGGCCGGTCTATGATTCAGAATAGATATTTTTACTCTTAGGCATAGACTGTAAGTAAACGCCCATTGACATTTACTTTGTATTTATTTTACTAACGCTGTAATATATTCCAGTAGATATAATCGTGGTGCTAACCAAATTTGAAGCCATGTAATGCTACCTATGTACCCAAAAATTATGAGTATGTGGATTGCACTGTATAAAATACTTAAAATACATGCGGGTTCATCGTTGTCACTGGTGTATTTAATACACCATACCCATATTCGTTTTGTTGGAATAGCCATAGCGATAACTATTCCTAATAACAGTACGAACCATGCGAAAGATACTACAAAATTATATACTAATATCTCCCGTACCAGTTCTGGTGCTTCGACCATTAAGGTATCTACTATCGTAGATATCCCCGCTTGAGTTTTATCAAGCATTGTTACTAATACTTCTTGTAGCTGTTCTTTCATTTTAGTACCTCCTTAAATAATATAGTTTATGTTTTAATTACACTGTTATACATATTTTGTAGCTTCCTGTATTACAATATGGACATCGTCGCACATATCTGTCCATTTTATCTTCTGTGAATACACAGTTATTTTCACACTTATACACTTTGGTTGAATGTCCTTTTTCATGTCTGTTTTGTGGTATTAAAGGCGACAAAGTTTTACTTTGTCTTTGTATTGCTTTTAAGTTTTCTTCTTTCATTCGACCTCCGTATTTGTTTATTTTGTTGTTCTAAGTTCTTTAACCACAAGTCTTTAGGAAAGTAATATTTCCATATTATAGGTTGTTTATAATTATGCCCTTTGAATTGTATTAGATGTTTTTTACTATAATCATTTAATTTTCTTAATGCTTTTATTAAAGGTTTATTTGTAACGTAGTGACAATAGAATAATTTACATGCGATACATTTAGTAGTACATCCTTCTTTTGACCAGTAACTTTTCCTTTTGTTACTTGTGCTATCATTACAATTAGCACAACATAACGCTCTTTGAAGTTTACTATTTTTGTAATACTTGTTATATTTATATTCAGCACAACATAATACACCTCTATGTGTATGTATATTACAGGGGTTATGTTTTTTAATCAGTTTATCTGCAATGTCATATACTCTATCGTATAACTTTGATTGTTGTTTAATGTTTATTAGTTTTTTCATATTATCCTCCTACCATAATAATTCTAAAAGCCAGTCTTTATTTCTACGTATACTATTTATATCATATTTTATTGCTATTTTCTGTAGCTTATCCATTTTGATTATAAATTTTTGAGATATTTGTGTGTTTTCTAAATCATCATTAGATACACAGAAAGTTTCTGCGAAAGTATCTCCTTGCCAACACATACCAAGTTTACATCCCAGACTGTTAGTAGTACAACCAGTTTTTCCTAAATATTTACAGCTCCCACAACATAAATTTTCGCCCTTTATATGACACATATATTTATTATTACAAACTACCCTACCAAAAAGAAAATCAGTCTGTTCCACTCTAATATTGCAAGGATTGTATTGTTTAATGAGCTTATCTGCTTTAATGCAAAGTAAATCGTAAAGTATTTTTCTATTTACCATAATTTTTACTCCAAGATAAAGTTTAACTTTATCTCCTAATAGTTATTACTTCTTCAAAGATTAAGAAGGTTAAGTAAACTTAACCGCTAAGTGTATTATGTTTAATCGCTCTTTAAGATAAAGTATTGTTTTGCTTTATCGCCTCAACTGTTTCGTAGTGTTTACAATTATTATTTTTATTTAGTATATCCGGTCTGTACATATGTACAAGTCTAATTTCAAGGAAAGTTTCTCTTTTTGATATATTTGCTGGACAACAACAACCTAAAAACGGTATCGGTGTATTATTACCCATACTTCGTAGAAACCTACAGTCTGAACAATATACTTTAGGTATTTCTGTATTATTATTCATAATTTCCTCCTATGTTCTTTTCATTGTACCTACACATCCGCAATGTTCACATTTATAATTAGATGTAATTAAATATTCTTTCCATTCCTTACCCATAGGTATTTTATCAATTATGCCATTTTGCTTATCTGGTTGAGAACCACAGTTAATACATATTGCGAATATATGGTAGGTAGTAAGGGTATTCATAATATTCTCCAATAAGATTAAGTTATTCACTTAATCGCCTTAATAGTATTTAGCGTGACACTGTGTGGAGGAGGCACAATGCCACACTGAGCACTATTAAAAGGAGGAGAATCATTCAGTCGTATGAAAACGTAAGTAGTTAATACGTAAAGCTTTAACGAAGTTTGTGAAGCTAATTAAGCATAGCCTGTATTTAGCTACGATATTCTTTTGAGATTGTTTTATTATTGCTTTCTGTTCCGGACTTAAATTCTTAACTACTTTTATTGGTTGTATCATAATATTTCCTTTATTAAACTTAAGATAGTTGTTTTGAGTTGGCGTTAACCACTTATATACTTTTTGTACTAACGTGGGCCTAACAAAATTTCTACATTGTTTGTATAATTTACTGTCCTGAATTTCTCTACAGGCAATACCATAATAATCATCACGTTTTGCTTGTATATCTATATGTTTTAATTGAAATTTTAATACATCTTTACACTTGTGTTTTAATAACCATTGTAAACTATATTTATACGCATGTCTTTCACTTGCTACCTTAGTAGTGTGGCAGTAGCATTTATTTTTATAGCATTCTGCGTGTTTAAGTTCATGTAATAATGTACTTAATGTCCTATAATCACTCATTTTAGCAAGTATTTCAATACGAGTTTGTTCATGTTTACTACCTCTATCCCAAGTGAATAATCCCCATGTTATTAAATTGTCATCATTACCTGTTATTTCTGAGGTAAATAGAATACAGGTATCGGAAGTATCTATTAAGTTTTGAATAATCTCTTTTGTATTCATATCACATTCTTTCTATTGAATCTGGATATTGACCGTAGTATTTTTTGAATCTTTCTTTAGCTGTAGCGAAATCATCAGCATGTATATCTTTATTATTATACCTCGCATGTGATATGCCCGTATAATGTATATTACAGCACTTAAATACTTTTGTTGTTCGTGTTTTACCTGCTTTAATAGTAGAATACTGTTCTTTTATTGTAATCATTTATCTATCCTCCAACGACTCTATTATTAAGTTTATATCTATTTGAGTATCAATAGCTTGTATTATACCTAATACTGCTTTGCAATATGGGGCAAAATCTCCTCTTGCCATTATCTTTTTTTCTCCTAACAAGTGGAACCATAATGTTAGTGTGTGAATTTCAACAGTATTTTTCTTTAATTGAATGTCGCTAATGTTATCTATTATTTTTTTGTTATTTGTTATAATCTTTGAAAAATCATACATAATATCCTCCAATATTATTTACTTTCTTAATGTTATTTTACTAACCAACAATGATATTCTATTATATTCCCGACTACCTTTTGTTAATCTATCTTTGTATAAGTTTAATCCGAATAATATTGCTTTAACTTCTTCCATACTTAAATCACATAAGTCTATTACTATTTTCATATTATCCTCCTATAATTTCAAATAGTTCGGCTACATGGTAATTTTCTTTTTTTGGTTCTGAACAAAAATTATCTAATAATTCCATTGAACGTCTAATAATTATGTCGATGGCTTCTGAATAAATACCTACTAATTCATAATTATCTGCTAATAATTCAATAAAATTTCTTGAAATCATTTCATTATCAGTAGTGTCGTAATCAATAAAGTAGTAATCCATTAATTCTAATATTGCTTCGAGTTTACGTTGTTGTTTTATCATATCGCATATCCTCCTACTCTGTGCCTTTCACCGTGAGACTTAACAAGTCTTAATCCAAAATCTATACTTTTGTTCTTAAACCCATTGTCTATAGCCATTGACTCTATATTAGCCTGCTTATCTATATTGTCGTCAATTTCTTTCTTTTGTGCGTTTGATATTCGTTTGCCCTTGTCGGTCTTTTTATATGGTAGTTTATATCCAGCGTTTCTCACTATTTGAAATTGCCTATCTGTTTCTATTGCTTTTGTTATATCAAACATATCTCCCCTTGTAATTATAACCTACAGTTTTTGTCTTATACTCTATCCATACCACTGTTATTTCTCCCATAAACCAAATACATACTATCTTTCCTGTCCTATATTTATCAAACATACCTACGCATTTATTTATAACAGGCATATTAAAGACTACTTTTAATAACTTAAATGCTTGTTTTGTTTCCATGTTATCCCCCGTCTGTTAATCTGTATAATGGGCACGATTTATGGTCACATTTCTTATAATTTGAGCAAGGTTTGCAAGTCTCTTTAGTTATTACCTGTGGTATCTCGTCAAGTGTTTTATCGTACTTATCCATATTTTCCTCCTATGTAATATATTGGATAATCATTAAACATAAACTTATTAAAACGTATCTGAAAGTCAAAATAATCGTACCATAATACGGCATTATGTGGTTTGTTATGTGCGTATATCATAATATCCTCCATTTCTCAATTGTTAATAACAGGAAGGTATAGTTTTCACTATACCGCCCTATTGCTAACAATTACTGAGCGGGAATTTCTGTTTTGACCGCTTTGGCAATATTAAATCCAGATACTACCTTAGCATGAGTTTTACTATTAAATAAATCCCGCAATTTATCCATTTCTTCGTCAAGGTTTGACAGGACGACGGCACAACCTGTCGGAAAATGTGTGTTAATTCTCGCTTTGAGATTCCCGATACCTTGCAAGGTTTTGACTGCTTTGTCCATACGCAAACCTAACAAGTATATCAACTGGCATTTACCGCAACGTGGCGGACTGATAACCTTATCGCCGTTTTTGTATGTCTTACGAATAGCGATGTATTCAGCACCGCAATCGAGACATTTATTGCTAAACGCACTGTCAGTCGATACCACATTGTCCTTTTCGTGTCCCTTTTTCTTAGGCATTTTAATACCTCCAAATAAATATTAAATTGTTAATGAGCAACGTACTGCACTATATTAAGTATAACACATTATTTCAGTATTGCAAGTTATTTTTAATTTTATTTTAATTCTTTTTCAAGAGCATATAGCAGGATAGTAAGTACCGGCTCTGTACTATCCTACTGCACACTGTTGGTAAACTATTTGTATTCTCTTAACATAAACTCATATAAGCGAACAAGGCAAGCCATACGATATTTCTAAACTCTTGTTTTATATCTTTTTTGCGTAGTTTAGATTGATAGTATTCACAACCATTTTGATAAGTGCAACCTGTACAATTCTTTTTGTGACAAATAATAGCACTCATAATCAATCTCCTAAAATGATTATTCTTTATTAACTTTTAAAGAGCGTTTCCCTTGCTACCTAAAGTATAACACATTGACGGGAATATGCAAACGGAAAATAAAGTTTTTATTGAGATTTATTTGCGTGTATTTGCTATAAGAAGGACAAAGATTAATAGTTATAGTCGTTATAATTGTTACAGGTGTTAGTACTTATGTTAAGTGATACATGTGTTATAATCATTATAACCGTTAGGGCTATTGGTAATGAATGTAATAGGGCTAAGTGTTAATACGTGTATATGTGGTAATAATGGTATAATAGTAACACTCTATCTAACCACTACAGGGGATACATCCGATAATATGGTTGAGTACATAGTCCGATAATGTAAGGGGTGAGGTAGGAACATGCTACATAAGGACTGTAGGGGAGGTGTATAGCCACCAAAACCTATAATAGCAGCATATAAAATATAATATGTCAAGTAAAACCTTGTACCACATGCTTGATAAACATACCTCTATTCCCCACCTACATAAATATGAAATACTCGATTAAGACCTAATAATGAGGGTAGTTAATTCAATCTATTCGTATCTATTCTAAAATATATGAGAATCTATACCCCTATACTAAATCCTTATATTGATAGGTACATATCCTTAGAGATAAATATAATCAAAACTAAATCAAAATTTTATAAATAATATAAGATTATGCTTGACAGGTAAAGAACATTTTAAGGTATCTGCATGTTTAGAGGGTGTGTTCATAACATAAAAATAAAATATATTAAAAATTTTATATCCTTATGTACACAGTACTTATAACTATGGTCCAAAAATAATGTATAAAATACCGTGTCACTATCCCCCATTTTAGCTCAACTATAGGGGTGTACCTATAATAGGTACTACACGTGATAAGCAGCTATGCTGCTAAGATACATAAAGTATCTTCTAAGTAACAGATGTTGACTGATAAGAACAGTAGTGGTACTCATCATCAGGGGTTATATAAGTATCTATTTAAGGGAGATGTAAATGAAAGCATTTGAAAAATGGTTAAAAGGAAAAGCAGGCATAGGTTGGTATCAAGGAACAGAAGAGGGGTGGAAAGCAGCATTAGAGTGGATTATAGCGGAATTAGATAAAGCAAGGGATGGTTTTCAACCTGACGAAGGACTTCGGAAGATGGTAGAAAAGGAACTCCATGGCAAGACCCTTTAAAGACCCAGTCAAAGCATTAGCTGTAATAGCCAAAGACTTAATAGAGAATAATGCCAGTATTGCTGATGTAGGCACTATTTTAGGTACTTTACAGGATACCAATGAGAAATGGCTATTAGAGTTAAAGAAGGAATGTTCTACAGTTGAGGAGTTCTGTAATATAGCATCTAAGAGAGCCGATATTGCATTAATATCTGCTGCTATGCGGGAAGCTATTGGGTATGATTACACAGAAGTCCAAACTGATGAGAAACGGGTTCCTGATACTTTAGATGAGAATGGTGAACCCCTGACATGGAAATGGGTTGAAACAGGTTATAAGAAAATGCGTAAACGGCATCAGAAGGGCAATGATGCATTATTGAGGTTTATACTTAAGAATCGTTTACCTGAGTTCTTTCAGGATATTCAGAAGGTTGAGATTAATAAGAAGGTTGTTGAAGTACATGAGATTGCTGAGAAAGAGATTATGGAATTTGGCAAACAGATTATAGCTAAGTTTGAGACAGATAAATAGTGGTGGGCGATGACAAGAAACGACATCACTATCTTAATTTAAATTAAATAAAGGGAGATACAATGGAAAGACAGAAAGAACAAGAAATTATAGATTTTTTAAAAAAAATAGGGTTAAATTATAGTATATACGCACAAAATAAAGAAGGAAAAGAGGTTATTACTTCATCGTTTACAGTTATTACTTTTACAGAAGGTAATTTTAAATCAAATTTAAAAGATTCTTTAAGAGATTTAACTATACTTTGTGATGACTATATAAAGAAAATAGATGAATAAAATACGTATTCCCGATAATCCAAAAGACTTCTACGACATTATACCTAAAGATGTCATGGAAAATATTGAGTTTCGTGTTCAGTTGAATAAGATGTTATCGACTGATAAGAAGGCTCAAGATGTATTTATGGAAATCTGTAGGCAATATATACCCAATTTCTTCTCGGCTATCGCTTGGACGTATAATCCGTGGAGCAGGGTAAATTACCCGTTTATATTGCGTCCTATGCAGATACCGACTGTTGAGACCCTTGATTGGTGTATCGAAAAGGGACATGACGCAGGTATAAATAAGAGTCGTGAAGAAGGGGCTTCAGAAATATGCTGCAAGTTATTTGCGGCCAAAACTCTTTTACATGAATATACGAACTTTATTGTAGGTTCCCGTAAGAAGGAATTAGTAGATAATTTTGGTGATTATTACACACTGTATGCCAAAATAGATAATGTGTTCTCTTGTCTACCGACGTGGTGGAAGGAGAGAAGCGGTTACGACCCGAAAAATAACCGTAAGGATATGCTTCTTACGATTCCTTGCAATAATTCAAGTATTGTTGGTGAGACTACAAACGAAAGTTTCTCGGCAGGAAGTCGGGCAACTGCTCTATTATTAGATGAGTTTGGGCGGGTTGATGCTACCACAGCTACAGCAATCGAGGGTTCGGTGCATGACGTATCTCCCTGTATTATATATAGTAGCACACATTGGCTTGGTGCTGGACACCAGTTCAACCTATGCCTTGGCAAAGCGACGACGAAAGTAGTGGAATTACTTTGGTATACAAACCCAGTTAAGAATGAAGGGTTGTATACTTCGCCCAAACCCGGATTTATACAGCTTTTAGATATTGATTATTACATGAAAAAAGCCCCTTTGGTGTTTAAGCAGTATACTAAAGACTCAGTAATTGAGTATGATTTACTTAAAGACCATCTTCCGAAGGATATGAAGTTTATTGCTGAGTGTAAGACATTGCCTTCTGCGTATAGAAGTCCGTGGCATGACTACGAGGAACTGAAACGTAAGGGTAATAGGCGAGACTTTATCTCAAATATATGGGCAACACCATTAGGAGCGTCTGAAACACCTTTTGACCATGTAATGTTGAATGAGATTAAAGCAAAAGATATTTGTAAACCTGATTTTAAAGGTGAATTACACTTTGATTTCTACAGTAACGGTCAATTAAATCTTGAGACCATTACCTTTAATCAATGTCATGGTAGGTTAAAATGGTGGGGTGGACTACCTTTTGGAAGACCGGACCAAAGACATAACTATGTCCTTGCGATTGACCCTTCTTATGGTCTGGGCTCAGCTAATTCTGCGATGGTGATTGTTGATGTAAATACAAATGAACAAGTAGGTTCGTGGGTCGATACATCTACAAAGCCTGAAAGGTTAGCAGATACGGCTGTAGCCTTAGCTCATTGGGTAGGTGGGATACAAGATACGTTCATCATTTGGGATACAGGTGGGGGATGCGGCTCTATGTTTACTGATAGGCTTCTCTATCACAGATATCCAGCGATATACACCCAGAGACGAGAAGATAGCAAAACACGTAAACGTACTCAGAAGTGGGGTTGGTTTGGACACGGTAAAGCGAAAGACGCCCTTCTGGGCGAGTTAGGCGTCGCTTTATCGGGCGGCTTGTTAAAAACAGATGATTATAAGGCTTTAATCATACATGATGAAGAATTAATTAGTGAATTATTTGATTATGTATTTCGTGAGAGCGGTACTGGTACGGTAGTATCTAAAAAAGCAGACTTGACTACTGGTGCTTTAGAAAGGCATGGTGACAGAGTTATTGCCGCTGGGTTATGTGTTGTGGGGGCTAAAGAGCAACCAATAGGAAGAATAGAAAATGCCCAAAGACCTCCAATAAATTCATTTCAAAGTAGGTTTAACGCTGTAAATGAAGAAATTGAACGAAATAATTTTGCCCAACGTAAATATCTATTTTAAGAGAAGGTAATTATGGCATCAAGAAGTAAGAGATACTTATATAACGACGGAACAGGGCCAGATGACCGTAAGTTTGAGAATCGTCTTCAGAATTTAGCGAGGGCTTGGCAACGTCGAATGGAAGCTCCGCTTATGAAACGTCAGAAATTACTTGCGTTATGGGCAAGTGGGTTTTTCGATATGAGTTACGGTAGAGAACATCTTATTAATCTTATCGACAGGGGTGTATTTACTATAGTTCCATATCTTATTGAAGGCAATCCGGCTATTCAGGTGGAGACGAATATGGGTAATGCGAGGCCGTGGGCCTTTACAACCCAATTAGCTCTGAATTTCATTATAGAGAAGATGCAATTATCAAAGGAAGTGTTGATTCCTGCTGCAATAAATAGTATGTTTGGGGCAGCGATTACAAGAACATTCACAGAGTATGACAGAGTTATTAATCTTAAAGATGAGGTTATTAAGTATGGTAAACACGTTGTTAGAGTAATAGATGACGCTGATTACATTGGTGATGTAGCTGCAAGGAGTCGTGGGGATTTTGTTATAGAGGGTGATATTTATAAAATACCTACAGATTATGCAAGAGAATTATACCATAAAGATGCTGACCTTATTATGTCAGATTGTGCTTTAAAATCAAATTATCATCCTGAAAAGATATCCAACGGGGAATGGGATTTAAATAGATTGTCGTTAAGAGAGTACACTACGTTTATTGACATGTATCTATATGATGAAGGCATCACAGTCACGATAATGCCTTATGGTAATCCCTCTGTTATTTTTCATACTGTGGAAGAAGACGGTCCCGGTGGAACACCTTATGATTTTTTAGGGTATAAGTTTTTCCCCGGTACTACGTATCCAATCCCTCCGGCTTGGGCGTGGCATGACCTTGATGTAACGATGAACATAATGGCTAAGACTGCAAGAGAACAGGCTGAGACTCAAAGAGACATTATAGCTGTAGATGCACAGAATCAGGAATTTGGTAAAAAGATACTTACTGCTAAGAATCTTGATGTTATACCTGTACAGAGTGCGGCGAAAGAAAGTATTCAAAAAATATCACTTGGAGGAGTTAATCCAGAGAATTATAATTGGATGAACTTTGCAGAACAGGCATTTACAAAAACGGGGGCTAATCCTGATATTTTAGCTGGTAGAGGTTCTCAATCTCCTACCTTAGGTCAAGAGCAGATGGTACACGCAAATGCCAGTAGGGTAGTGAATAATATGTATACTCAATGGCATGGGTTTATGACGAGTATTATCAAGAAACTTGCTTGGAAGGTATGGAATGACCCGACTGAGTATATTCCGCTAATGCACAGTATTCCGGGTGTGGGTGAGTTACCAAAGGTATTTGCACCGCCAGATAGGGTCGGTGATTTCTATGATTTTATATTTAAGATTACTCCATATTCAACACAAAGAACTAATCCAAAACAACAGTATCAAGAATTAATGGGCTTTATGACTCAGTGGGTATTACCGACGTATCAGTTTGCTGCTGAACAAGGAGCAGAACTTGATATACCGACTGTCACAAGAATACTCAGTGATTATATGGGTTTTGAACATTTTAATCAGTGGTATAAAACGGCATTACCTCACGAACTTCAGGCTGTACCTTATCAAATGGAGTCAGGTGGTAATCCTAATAAAAATAAGAATTCATCAAGTGGTAAAAATTCATTTGGGCAAGGAAATGATGCTTTTGGTGCGAGTGGCCCCAGTAAGAATGCCAATAAACAACAACAACAGAATAGAACGACCGGAAGTCCGGCGGGGAGCAGTTCATAATGAAGAAATGGCTAAGTGAGTATTGTCTGGTTATATTCGTGACAC